GCGGAGGAGGCCTACGATCGCCTATTGGGAGGTAATCGTGTCCCCCCACACGATGTTCGCTTGGGGGGAAGAGGTAAGGTTACGCGATTGGCGGAGGAGGATGGCGAGTCGAAGGTCCCAGCTGTGGGGCGCCTCATCCTTATGCTGAGCCATCGCGACCTTAAGATTTGTGGTATCACGGAGAGCCTACTGACCAAGGCATGGTCCTTGCCGAAATATCCAATTGCAGTCGGGCAATCCTGGTACCACGGGGGAGTGGATGATTTCCTGCGCCGTTTCATACCTCATGAGAAGTTTTATTGCTTTGATGCGAAGAAGTTCGACTCCTCCATCAATCCCTGGATGGTGCGCATCGCCATCAACATCTGCAGGACGCAATTCTACGAGGGAATGGACGCTAGCTACGATGCCTACTGGAACTTTGTGGAGGAAAGCCTGCTGCGGGCGCCGATCTATAGAGATGACGGCCTACGCTTCCAGAAGTTCGTTGGGACGACAAGTGGACACTCACACAATACCCTTATTCAGTCCATCATTACTCTATTGCTGGGCTATGCCACCTTAATGATCCTCAATCCCGATTTGAGTGATGAGGACATTATGGCAAATGCTTGGCTAGAGTCATTGGGCGATGACAATATCATGGGGTTGTCCGGGGTCATGACTCGTCACACAGTGGAGGAGGTAGCCGAGGTGATGCAACTTCATTTCAACGTTGACTGGTTCGGAAAGAAGTCGTTTGCAACCACTCGGCTCCTCGACCCGCACCAAGGAGAGTTCCAAGGAGTGCAGTTCCTTGGCAAGTACTTCTACCTCAGCGACTACCCTGCGGGGGATGGACCTGTCCAGGTTCCACTGCCCTACAGGCCCGCTGAGGAGACATACCTTCGCCTACTCTATCCGGAGTATGGTGAGCTGGTGCTGGAGCAAAGCTGGCTGCGCGCGTTAGGGAACTACTTGGATGCCGCTGGGAATCGGGCGATGGAGGCCTGGTTACAGGGGTATATGGACTGGTTGGAGCCACAGATCGATAAAGAGCCGGAGACGTGGCCCGCCAACTTCAAGCGAATGGTCACTCGTGACTATAGCAATGTTGGCGTCGAGGTACCGAGACCGGAACGCATCTCTTTCGAACAGTGGCGCGACCTAGTTGTGTTGGGACGGGAAGAGTATCGCCGCCTGTGGCGAGTGGATAGGGGGCAAGTCTTGTAACTAGAGTAGATAGTGGCGTTGTCTTTTCTCTCTCAGACGCTGTATGGACCGCTTGCGCCTTTCTTGGAATATCAGGAGAGCTATCCCTAGAAAAGCGCTTGTCCGGGAC